CAGGTACGAATGGATTTGCAGCCATACCGTAACGAGTTTTGAAGCCAATTTTTGGTTGGAAATCGTTTTCACCAACTGCGCGTACCATTGTTAATGGAACGTATGGGCAATAGAACACACCAGCGTCATATGGGTTTGCACCTTTATAGCCAACTGTGATATAATCAGTTGTTGCATATGGGTCGATGTATACTTTCATCCGGCCATTAATAACACCAGCAAATGTGTTGCCTGTGTCGTCAACGTTCAGGTTAGTTGCCAACGCTGGAGCATAATCCAAAGCACCTGCAGCAGCCAAAGCTGAAGCAACGTCTGATGAACAGATGATGAAGTTACCTTTACCGCGACGTGTGTCTTTTGCGATTTGGTTTGCTTCACGATCTAGTTGTACCAACAGACCTTTGAATTTTTCAACTGACCAGCGGCCATCAGCGTCTGTTGACAGATCGAAGATACCGTTGATTGCTGTGTTTTCTGTGCCAGCACCAGTTTTTGCTTGTGAGTTGATTGTACGTACAACTTCACGGTTGATTTCAGCCAAGATCTCTGTTGATAGAATGTTTGACAATTCTGTCTCAGCGTCCAAACCGTGGATCGCTTTAAGGTCTTGTGCCAGTTCCAAGCTGTATTCTGCTTTCAACGCACGTGATTTTGCAGTAACAGTTTGCTTTTCAATGGTGAAGCCCATATTGCGGAATGCACCTGAAAGTTCTGCATTAGCAGTTGACATGCCATCGCCGAATGTGGGGTTTGAACCACGGTCATTGTCGATAGACGAGTCTGAGTTAGAGTCTGTCAAACCACCAAGGCCAGATGGATCTGAGCTTTGGGTATCTGAAGAGTCGCCAGCAAATGTAGTATCTGCTTCGTTGAACAGTGCTTCTGTGTTGCCTGTTGTACCTGCTGTGTAGCGTGATTTCATTGCGAAAATCAAGCCTGTTGGACCAGCCATTGGCTGAACGCCACATACGTCATATGCCATCATGTTTGGCATTGCGCGGCGGACCAATGAGATAAGGACCGGGTCCCAATTTGATACAGAAGAGTTGCCTACAGATGTTGCAGGTGCTTCTGACAAAAAGTTTTGTTGACTACGCTCTTCGCGAAGTGCTTTTTCTGTGTTCTCCAGAACGACAGCGGTAACTGCACGCTTATGCGTGTCAGCGATTTCACCAGCTGCTGATTCGTTCAAAACTGGAGACCATTTCTCTACGAGACGATCATAAGTTTCCATAATAGGATCTCCTAATTACTTTATTGATTTACGGATTGCTTGGATATACTGAGCCATCGCATCAGAAACATCTTCTTGAAGAGATTCTTCTTCTGTTTCTTCGTCGATTACTGACTCAGCTGTTTGTTTTTTGAAATATGATTCTTTGACAGTTGCCACTTTTGATTCAAAAGTTTCTGCATCTACAAAGTCCATATCTTCTACTAATGACTTAAGCTTTGCAACTTGAGTTTCTGCTAAATCTTTAGAAGCTTCGCGAATAATCGCTTCACGCTTATATGTTTCTAGCTCTTCTGCAAGTTCCATAGTTTTTGCTACTGCTTCATTGAATTGCTCTTCAAGCTCTTCGTTGTCTGCAGATAGTTCGTCAATTAGGTCAACTTTGGAATCTGGAACTTCAACATAAGATTCTACAAATAGGTCTTTCAACTTATCCATAAAGCCTTCTGCGATTTCTGTGCGTAAGCCAGATTGAATCGCAAGTTTATTTTCTTCCATCCAGTTCTCAACAACATAGTTGAGGTAGCTATCAACTTTCTCTACAAGGTCGCCCTTGATTGAATTAACTTCTTCGTCTAGTTGAGTGCTATACTCAGATTCTAGGCGATTAATTTCTTCAGAAAGTTTTGATTTTACTGCTGCTTCAAAAATTACAGCTGTTTTGGCTTTAAACTCTTCAGAAAGAGTTGCCTCAGATTCCACCAAAGCATTTAAGTCTTCACTAAAGTCTCTATTAAATTCAATAGACTCGGCTTGTGGTGCAGCTGGTTTTGTTGCTGCAGGAATTACTGCTTTTTCGCCGCCATCTTTATCACCCTTACGCTTTTTAGCTTTAGGGCCTTTTTCTTCGGCTGCATCTACAGAGGCGACAGATTGTGCTTCTGCATTTTTTGGATCATGAGCTTCTTCGATTTCCTCGTCGAGCTCTACATCCTGGTCTTGTACTTGATCAGTCATGTTTGACACTCCTAATTATGATCTTTTCAACAACGAGAGGAAATTCTTAAACTCACGTGTCTGAACTTCGTAAAGATCAGAACGTGGAGCTGCTTTAATTTCAGTCTCCATTTTATCAATTACTTGAGCTTCAATGATTCCATTATTCCAAACCCATTCGACACCTTCCATTATTCCATTAACAAAAGCTGTTGGTGCAGATGGATCTTGTACAATATCAACTGTATTAAGAATAAAGTCATCCTTGACGTACATAGTTCCGTTACGTTGCTCAAGGCTACCCATACCACGAGTTGAGACACCAAGTTGAACACCACCTTCAAGCAAACCTTTTACAATGTTTCCCATTGGAGTATCCAATATTTGTGCCTTACCCACAACATCATCACCATTCCATTCTAGTTTGGTAATGAGGTGGGATACTTTATCTAAGTTTACTGTTGGTCCATCTGGATGGTTTAACTCACCAACTGCGCGCTTAGTATTAATTTGTTCTGTAACGTATTTTCCTACGGCTTTCTCCATGATTGCCTTAGGGTAAATACGTCCATTTCGGTTTTTCTGTTCTGACTGCATAAAAATGCCTTCAATAAAGTGATTCTTGCCGCCACCTTCTTTGGCTTCAACAATACACTCTAAACTTTGGTCATTATATTCTGCAATCAGCTTCATGTTTTTAACCTTTATATTGTTTGACGAATTCTTTCGCCATTTTTATAGCTTCAGCTTCTGACTTATATTTATCTAGCCTATCGCCATCAATAAAAACATCGTATACGTTTTTGTTCTTTTTGATTTCAACCGGTATCCGACCGATTTTCATCTTCTTAGAACTTTCACGTATTTGATTAAATGTTTTCATTTTATATACTTTCGTTTGAATTTATTTATAACATTTCAAATTTGTAAAATAAATTTATTCTTTATATCCTAAACGTATCATCTCGGCTTGAATCTTGCCTTCTTGATTCATGTCCACAATTTTTTGAAAATCTTCTTCAACTTCAACTTCAGTTTCTTCTTCATCAGATTCAGAATCTTCATCTTCTTCGTCAGATTCAAAATCTTCATCTTCTAAGTCAAGTTCAAGTTGTTCTTCCTCACCATTAAATACTTGACCAGCTACATCAATTTTTGCTTGATCTAAAGCGTCAGTCATTCTTTGGCCAATTAATTCTTGGAACACGTCATTTGCAGCATTAAAGTCTTGGTTTGCTGCGTGCCCAATCATTGTTTCAATATCACTCATTTTTATCTCCTTGAGGTGCTGGATTTATATGGTCATCATCGTGACTAATTTCCCCAGATTTTAATTCATCATCAATCTGATTACGCATTTGTTTAATATCGTCGTCATCAAAATGAAGTACATTCTTCATAACCCATTCTTTTGAATAGAACTCACCAACATACTGTTGCATAATATCTAACGTTTGTAAACGTTCTCTTAAAATTTCGGCATCTTTTAATTCTGAAAAATGATTATCTCTAATATAATCAACAACAATATCGTTTGACCATTCATTCCAATCATCTTCAGTAATAATACCTTTTAAAATTAATTGTTTTTTAAGAATATTATAAAAGAAATGGTTGAATCTAGATCTAAGCCTGTCAATAAACTTTTGAAATTTAAGTTCATCCCGATTAATTTCTGTAGATCTGCCAAGAGAAAATTGAGATTCTTGTTCTAATCTATTAATTGGAACGTTTAGAGATCTATATAGGCGTTTTTGAAAGTAAATAATATCGTCAATCTGGCCAAGGTTTTCACCTCCTGGCAGTGTTGAAATCTCGGTGCCTCGGCCGCCTTCTCTACGAGGAAGCCAAAAATCTTCAAGCATTGACATATGTTTACGGTCATCTTTAATCGCACCTGTTGATGCGTCATAAACTAATTTATTACGGTACTTAGCCATAATGTTTTTCATATATTCTTCAGACTTACCCTTTGGCAAATTACCAACATCAATATAGAATATACGGCGCTCAGGAGCTCTAGCTAATCTATAAATGACTAGCGAGTCTTCCATCATACGTAATTGATTAATTGGTTTTAATGATTTATGTAAGTGTGAAACAACTCTTTTTCTGCGCTCATCTAATAAGCCAGAGGTAACATATGAAACGGAATCTGTTGTAAGTTTTACGCCTTGTGCCTGAGCACCAGGTTTTTCTTGGTAAATAAAGAACTCATCAACGTTTTTAATAACTGAAACGCCTGATACTGGATCTTTTTCTTTTCTTACTTGTTTTACTTTACGAATCTTAGAAGCATCAATTGGTCTTATTTCTTGAATACCAGCTTTTGCATTTTTATCATCAATAACCAAATGGTGATACATTCTACCATCAACATACCAACGCTTAAACATGTCGTGCCCATGTTCGCCAAATTGAATCATTCTATAAACGTTATCGAATTCTTCTATAATTTGTTTTTTAATATTATCAGGTGCTTTTACTTTATCTAAAACTAAAGAAACGTTTTGCTCTTCATTTGAAGAAGTAATAGATTCGTTGATAATATCTTCTACCGCTGCGTCTACCTCAGGGTGAGTAGCTACAGCTCTATATTGTAATATAAGTTGCTGGTCATCTTTAGTTTTATCGTTACCTTCAATATCGACGTACGTACCAAAATGTGCTCCAGCCGCAGTAATATAGCCAGCGCCGTCATCGTCCAATGGAGGAACGATTGAAGGTAACATATCTTTGTTAACCTTTTTACCGGCTCTTTTAATCTCAAAACCAAATAATGTTAAACTATTGTCTGCCATTTTGAATTCCTAAAATAAAGATGTAGGGCCTGTGAAGGCCCTACGATATTTTTATTTATACTACTATGAAGTAGTTGCTGCTTCCCAGTATTGTACTTGGAATTCAACAGTAAATCTTTCAATTTCATTTTCTGAAGCATAGCTTAGATCAATTGGTGAAATAGCTGTTGGGAAAGCGCCACGGAAATTGTATGTTTTTAGTGTGCTTCCATCTTTGTCAATTTGCTCAACAAACAGATCAGCTTCATAATCAGTGGGGTTTGTTAGACCGGTATTTGCAGAGTGTGCATTCATACCATTCATCCAACGCTCCATTGCGTTACGAACATTAAAATCTGTATCGTTAATAATTGTTGGAGTCCATACATCAAATGTACGATCTCCAGCCATTTTTAATTGACGCCCCCGGAAAGGAACAATAATTGTTCCCATTGTTGATCCTGGTAACTGAGCTGCTTCACATAAGAATGAAGTAAGCTCTATATCACCACCAGCATATCCTGGAAATGTAATTGTAGATTTAAAGAGATTAGGGCGTGCACCGCCACCTCTTAGTTTTGCTTTAAAATCGTCAACACCTAGTACTGCCATTTTTTTATCTCCTTATACCTGTAGCCCAGCGACTTCTTCAAAGTCCACACCGGTTCTAACAGCCACAAAGTTAAGAGTGATGTAGTTAATAGAACGTGCAGGTTTAATGAAAATGTTTGCAATAAATTCATTTCTATCGATTACAGCTGGCGTGTTATTTGTTTCATCACATACGACACGGAAGTCTGTAATACCTCGACGTCCTTTTACTTCTCTTAAAAATGGCTCAACGATGCTTACAAATTCTGCTCTTGTAAATTCATCGTTAAATTCGAACATTGTGTTTCTTGCTGCTAAAGCAATTGATCTTTCCAAAACTAAAAACAGGCGACGTACGTTAATACGATCAAATGCTGATGGTCTATTCATGTGAGTTTTATCACCAAATAGAAGCACACCTTGTCCTGGCATATTAGCAATTGGATTAATACCTGCTTTATACAGCGTATCTCTTTGAGCTTTTGTTGGTGTGTATGCTAGGTTAG